GATAAAACGCACAAGGTACTGAGACTGACAGGCGCAGGAATAGCAGCGATTCGTGCCGTGCTTGAAGACTATGCCGAAGTGATAAGAGTGCTTCCGGCCCGGACACTTCTTCAGTGCCACCGGATCACAGAGGCTCGGATTCGTGACTTGCTTGACGGAAAAGGCAAAGAGCACGATGTTCTTTTTCAACCACTGCAAGAAAGTTGTTGACACGTGTAAAAGATTGCTTTACAGTACACACATCGCAACACAGACACCCGGAGCCCCAAATGATCTGTTTTAACGAAGCTGAACTTGATGCCCATTACTCTAAGGAGGAAGCAATGGAACTTCGGCACGAGCTGGCCAAGGTTGAGTTGGATGGCGAGTCTTTGCAGCCATATTGCGATGACTTGGTGGAGCATTGCCAAGACTATGAGGATGGTCTTATCTCCCTTGAGGAGCTCGGTTTGTCTCTGCTCCGCGCCCGCCAAATGGCAATAGAGGCAGCCGTGGAGAAGATGCAATGATTACACCCTTTGACGTCCGTGAGGAAAGAGCATTAAAGATTGATGCCTTGATTGAGCTACTTTTGGACATCAGCCAGGAAACAAACAACCTATCTCAAAACGCTGGACTATGGGTTCACGCCCAAAGGTTTTTTGACGAGGCTCAGGAATGTGATGAAGTTTTGGACGCAATAAAATGAAAAGAAGACCTGTTGCAAAAGAAATGCTAGACGCTTTGGTGAACTTTGGCCCAATGACATCTCTGGAGCTGTGCAACCACATAGGTGTGTATAGAAACAATTCGGCATCAATCATTTCTAGGATGATGAAAAAGTCGCCAAAGATGGAAAAGCGGGTTCACATCTGCGGATGGACTGAGGACTCAGAGGGGACTAGGAGGTATATCAGGCCAATTTACAACGTAGGCGATTGCATTGACAAACCAAAGCCATCAATGAGCATACGAAAAAAAGAAAATCGCGCCAGGTACACGCAGAGCAAGTTGATGCGAGTTAGCAGCATCTGGGATTTGGCAAAGACAGTAAAAGAAAGACTAGCAGCATGAAGAATGTAACTTGGCGTGGACTTCAGAAAATCTTGTCCAGATTAGATGAGAAAACAGTTTTGCAAATGCTGGAGGACGAGTGCAAAGCCGAGTACCCAAGACTCTCAATCGTTTGGCGGCTTCATCAACGTTACACGATGCTGCGGCTGAACCGGGAACGTGAGGAAATTGTGAAGGCAATCAAATGAATATTGACGAAACTCTAAATGACCGTGGCTCAAAGTACGGAGAATTCTCAGGAAATGCCGCAGTAAGCCAAAGACTCAAAAGCATTGCACGCTTTGAGCTTTCTTACAGGGACAAAGTTTTAGCACCTGACCAAATAGAGGCCTTAGACATGATCTTTCACAAGATCGCTAGGATTATTAACGGAGACCCAGATTACGCAGATTCCTGGGTTGACATTGCGGGCTACGCAACGCTGGTAGCCAATCGATTAGAGTCAAAAAAATGATTGATCGCAGGAAGTTTGGCAGACGCAAAGAAGATGAGAAATGTTCCGATCTTCCAAAATCTGCTTTGGTTTTGCTGGTTGTAATTGCCACCTTGATGATGGTCAATCTTGTCGCTACTTTGTAACGCCTTGAATCTTCTCCGCCGTACGGTATGCACCCAGCCCCAGCATTCCAAATAGCAGAGGCATCATTGTGCCGATGTCCATTTGAGGGAACTGAACAGGATTCCCGTAGATGTTTGTTATCCATTCCCCGAGTGGTCCGATAACAAACTGAACGGCAAAGCCAGATCCGCATGTCCAGCCGATGAATGGCCGCCAGCCTGCAACGAACAAATGCGGGTTGGCGGCTTCTGCTTTGTTGATGTCCATTTGGCCGACAATCTGGGCCAGTTCGCCGTTTTGCTGAATCTTGATAAGTTCAAGCCGTGCTGCCGAGGCTTGCACTGGGTCAGCCCAAACCCTATCAATGACTTTGCCGCCAATCTCAAGCAGTGCAGAAATAGGATCAAGTGCCATTTAAGACTCCAGAAGATTTGAAGCAATGCGACGAGCCCAGCCTTTGCCAAAGGTAGGCCACACGCCAAGGTCAGTCATGAACATCAGTCGAGAACCATTGAATCTGGCTACAAGTCGAGGTCCAGGCATGGACTGAATTGCTTGAAGGGTTCTTGGGCCAAGGATGCCATCTTCAAATTGCCCAACGGCCTTCTGCAAAGTCTTGATGGCCGTTTTTACGCCTGAGTTCACTGCCATGTCAAACAGATCAAACTTGATGGCATCTGGAACCGCATCGCAACCTGCCGGCCCCCAATAGTCTTGAAAGTAGATCCGCTTCGCACGTTCTAGAGTCAGGTTGATGATGTCTTCGCCAGGGTAGGAGCGTTTGCTGATGCCGTATTTTGTCAGGCCGCCACCATCCAGTGGATGATTGGACACAACGCCTTCATGGCCGATTAGTCTGACAAAGGCATCGTCAAAGTTCATGCTTTATCTACCTTGTGTTCAAGTTTGTCAAAGATCTTGGTAAGCATACCTTTAATCTCTGAAACGTCTTCTTTGTAGTCAACCTTGGCCACATAGGTGTGAGGCATGGCCCGTACATCTTTGTCCAGCTTCTCAATAGACCGGTAAATGTTGTTCAATGTCCAACCACCGAAGAAACCAGCGGTGGAGACTGCGATATTGAATAAAACTTGAGTGTCCATTAGTCCTCACTGCTGGCCTGGTTGGTTGTTTTGACGAAGGGCGTTAACGGGTTGAGGTTGATTTGTAAAAGTTGGTAAGCCCATCATAGCCCGCAATGCCGCTTCATTGCTAGCGGCCAAAGCATCAACGCCAGGGCGGTTATACGTTGGAATCGCGCGCGCTTGGCCAAATGGCGACAATAAATAGTTACGCGCGCCAGCGGATATAACTTGAGGCGCAATCGCGCCTAAAACGCCGCCTGCTGCCATGCCCGGCGCACCGCCAAGTGCATAACCACCTGCGCCGCCGAGACCGCCGCTCACCGTGCCAAGAACGCTTTGCGAACCCGGCGACCCCATTGTGCCCGGCTGCACCATTACAGGTCGAGCAATGTTGGCAAACCGCGCTATTAAATCTAAATCGCCGCTGAAGTAGCGTCCCCGCGTCTGAAGATCGTTGGCTAGCTGACGAGAATTAACTGATCCCCCACCTTCCACAATGGCGTCTTCAACCGCGTGGCTAACTGCCATCCGTTGACGCGAGGCGCGAAATTGGTCTAGCATCGCTTGCGTGTTAGGATTTCCTGCTTGTTGCAGTTGGCGCTCAATCTGGTCTTCCAAAGCGTTGCTAATAGCACGCTGGGCCAACCCTAGTTCATTGTTGCCGCGACCCATGTTTGCGCGAGCAGCCTCTCGCAATGTTCGCGTAGCGCCAATTGCATCGGTGGAATTGAACTGCCCGACGCGGTAGCTGTTTACCAAATCCTGCACGGGTTGCGGAATAGCGTCGGGGAATGACCTCCCCGGCCCGGTGTAGGCGTTTAGCACATTATCCAACGATTGATTGAATTGCTGGTCAGCTTGCACAGGCCCAACACGGTTTAACGGTTCATATCCGCGCCGGTATTCTTGCTCGCGGATATCTCGCATGTTGGCGCGCGTTAACGGGTCGCCTTCGCCAATGCCAACCGCACGCCGCGCAAGTCGGTCAGTAACTTGCTGGTTCCGAGATGCGGCTTCTTGTTGCGTGCGCGTTTTACCCGCAATGCGCTCAATCAATACGTTCTGCGCGCTAGGAGTTACGCTGCCGGGCGTAGTCAAAAACCCTTCTTGCTGCGCCTGCCGGATAGTTAAGTCTCGTACTGCGTTACGCTGTTGCTCGGCCTGCATTGCGGCTTGGCGAGCTTGAGCGCGGTTAATTGCAACGCCCGGCACGGCCATTGAAACTGTCGCTCCGTACAGTGGGTTGTCCGTAACCTCGGTGACAGTTTGGCCTGCGCCGCCCGCGCCGGCGCCCATAGCAGCCATACTAGTAGCCGCGCGCGCTCGGCCTGCCAAAGTGGGCGCCGCCCGCACGATTGCAGGCCCCCCACCAATTAACCCGCCAGTTGCGCCTTGAATGCCAACATCTAACACACGCTGAAACGGCGTTGTTTCACCTTGTGGCTGGCGGATAAGTCCTGTTTTTTCAAACAGTTCAGCCATAGGCTGACGTGGCGCAGTAACTTCAGGCGCCAAACAGGGCTGGCAAAATTGCTGAATGAGCAGGCAAAGTATCCGCCTGGGTCAGTTCAACACAATTTCTATGAGCAGGCAATCCAGAAGGAAATTACCAGAACACCTGCAACACAAGTGAACATTGGCCCTCCTGTAATAGAAAAATCAGAACAGCAAAAAAAGGGAGAGCTGAATGTTGATGCATATAAAGCCATCTCAAACACAGCAAAAATAGCTTCCAAATCTTTGTCATCTCTTGAAACACAAGAAAGAATCTTGGATTCTGGGTTTAAAACTGGGTTTGGAGCTCCCGCGCAAGCAGCAGGCGCATCTATCCTGGCTGCATTAGGCGTTCCTGAAGCAGCGAAATACGCAGCAAATGCGGAATCTTTTAATGTCGCTTTAAATGATTCAGTGTTGGCGAAACAACTTGATCAAAGAGGTGTTTCCACTGAGGGAGATGCAAAACGTATAAGCGCGACTGGTGCTCAATTAGGAAACACGCCAGAAGGTAATAAATTTATCATCACAGTTGCAAAAGCTCAGTTAAAAAGAGACATTGAG